GTATTCCACTCTCTAAAACTTTCTTATGCACTTTATCTAACACTAAAGATGTTTCGTCTGAAAAATCTTAAGTGTAATCAACGGGTTCGGAGTAACTTAATGTTACCCCTACCAGATAATCTCTTATCAGCGATTTTTCTTCAAATCTTTTCGGAATTGAAGAAAAAGAACTTATCAGAGTCCCAGTTGATTAAGTGTATAAAGAATTCTCTTTGTCTTTTGGTTTCTAAATCCTTGGATCAGCACGAATTGCCTCAGGGTGACTCGATTATCTTATTCCCTCCAGATATCTGGAAGGAGGTTCGATCATTCTTGTCACCGGAAGGGCTGATTCGTTTCTGTTTTTCCTGTTTACAATCAAAGGTGTTATGTGAAGAGGTACCTGAGGATTTTATCCTTGATACCCTAATCAAACATCGAGATCAGCTCTCCTCTCCCCACCGCGGCATCTCCCCTGAAGTCTTAGAAAAACTTCGAGAGAGGGGCCGTGAATTCGGGAAGAGGGTGAAGAGATATTATCAATATGATCGTGGGTTTTTTCCCACGAACAAGGCTACCTTTGCTTTCCCTCGAAATCGAGGTGGAGTCAAAGGTGACCTGGTTTATCACGACCATTTGGTGGACCTTCCCGCAGGGGAAGATCCTGATGATCGTGTTGAACCTTTTGTAATAGGTCTCTTCGGGCAACCAGGGAAAGGTAAGAGTTCAGTTCTGTCTAGATTTCTAGCCATTCTGAGTTCCCTCTTTCCTGGTGTAAAAGGAAAAGATTTAGTGTACCAAAGAACCTGCCACGTTGACCATTGGGATGGTTATAGTGGACAACCGATTACTATCTTCGACGACCTTGGTCAATCGACAGAGGGTAATGACGTTAAGGAATTTCAAACCTTAGTGTCCTGTTGTCCCTATGTCCTTCCAATGGCGGACCTTCGTGAGAAAGGAATGAAATTCTCATCCTCAATTTTAATTACTACTTCCAATATGAGGTATAATCAAGATCTGAACCAAGTCTATAAAAAGAATGGTTCTCCGATCATCGATCAAACTTCATTTTGGAGGCGTTTCCACTATCCGATTACGGTCGAGGACTCCGGTGTTTTTACACTTAAGGAGAAACCTGACTTTACTCGTCGTGGTTCATCGCAAGCAGAGCGGTCATGTTATGACGCTCAGGTTAGCGATAGTAATTATCTGACCTTTCCCTCATTAATGACGGATAGGTTGAAGACGGGATCTTTTCTAGATCACTGGAAACCCATCAATTTGGTGGATTCGAGGGAGCTTCTTCTTGAGTATTCAAGAAGAAAGCTCTGGCATGAGAATATTCGGAGGAATTGGGTCCAGAAAACCCTAAATCGAGAAGAGAAGGGGGAATCTTTGATTCCTCTCCTTCGAACATCGGGTCTCCCTGAATCAGTTCTTAAAGGACTGGAGCAGGGAGGGGTTTCAAGAAAAGGTCTAACCTTTTCTGCTTTTCCACCACCAGGACCGTTACCGGTCCGGGTGGTTCCGATTGTTGAACCCTTAAAGGTTCGAACAATCACAGCAGGAATTGGTCAAACCTTTTGTTTGAAACCTCTCCAGAGAGCGATGTGGGAGGCCATGGGTGAAGAAAAGCAATTTACTTTAACTCATGGAACGAATAATCTAAATACCGCTGTCAAGCGATTATTTGATAATTCCACTCCTAATTCGGTTTGGATTTCTGGGGACTATTCCGCAGCGACGGACTCATTTTCGATTGAAGCCTCGAAGGCCCTTTTACAGGGTATCTTAGAATCAATCGATCATGAACCGACAAAGCGTTGGGCAATGAAAGAGATTTCTCCCCATTTACTTGTCTATCCTGGATCATCGGGTATTAACCCGGTACTTCAGAAAAGTGGACAGTT